ACGCAAACATTATAGAAAATTAATATTAATATTTAAACCAAGAAGTTTATGATCAAAGCCGTTTGGGACGCCATTATTGTACAGGTGGACGAAAAAGCAGAAAAAATGCATGGTAAGTTTATTGTTCCTGACTTATCACAAGAAAAAGCAATTATTGGAACTATTATCGATGTAGGCCCAGGAAGGTGGAATAATGCGGGAGATGCTCGTATTCCTATGTCTTTTAATATAGGAGACAGAGTAGTATTACCTCAAGTAGGACCTACTAAATTAGAATGGGAAGGTGTAGAATACATCGCCGTTTCTGAAGCACAAGTATTAGCATTAATTGAAGAACAAAATTAAATATGAAAACAGCTTTTAATCAAGAAGTAAAAGAAAAATTAGCTAAAGGAATTAAAACAGTAGCAGATGCTGTTGGTTCTACTTTAGGTCCATACGGACGAAACGTACTATTCATGGATGAATTTGGAGGTGTACGTAGTACAAAAGATGGTGTTACTGTAGCAAAAGAGTTAAAAGATCTTGAAGATCCATTAGAAAACATGGGTGCTCAAATAGTAAAACAAGCATCTATTAAAACAGCAGATAAAGCTGGAGATGGTACCACAACATCAACTGTATTAGCAAATGAATTAATACAAAGAGCATTTAGTGGTATTACACCAAATACAAATGTTGTATTAGTTAAAAGAGGAATTGAAGCAGCTACTGAAGAAATCATTGCTAATTTAAAACAAATTAAACGTGAAATTAGTTCTGAAGAACAAATTAAACAAGTAGCAACTATATCAGCAAATAATGATGAAGAATTAGGAGCATTAGTAGCAGAAGCTATGAATTTAGTAGGACAAGACGGTGTAGTAACTGTTGAAGAATCTAAAACAGGCGAAACTTCATTAGAAACAGTTGAAGGTATCCAATTTGATAGAGGATATAAATCAATGTACTTTGTTACAGATAACAGTTCAATGTCATCTACATTACAAGACCCTGTAATCTTAATCTATGATGGACGATTAGTATCAGTTAAAGAATTACTTCCAATCCTTGAAGGTGCTTCTCAAACAGATAGTTCGTTATTAATCATTGCTGAAGACATTGATGGTGAAGCTTTATCTACGTTAATCGTAAATAAAATGAGAGGTCTATTAAAAGTAGTAGCTGTTAAAGCTCCTGATTTTGGAGATAGACGTACTGCAGTTTTAGAAGATATCGCTACTGTAACAGGTGGAACCGTAGTATCACCTGAAAAAGGAATGAAATTAGATAGATTTAATTCAGATTGGTTTGGTAAAGCACGTGTTGCAACTGTAACTAAAGATACTACTACAATTGTAGATGGTATAGGAGCTGAAGGTGATATTGAAAACAGAGTAGCTGAATTAAAAGAGCAAATTGGAAAAGCTAATTCCTCATTTGAAAAAGAACACTTACAAGAGCGTTTAGGTAAATTAGTAGGTGGTGTAGCTGTAATCAATATTGGTGGTGCTACTGAAACTGAAATTAAAGAAAAAAAAGACCGTATTGATGATGCTTTACAAGCAACAAAAGCAGCTCTAGAAGAAGGATTACTACCTGGAGGAGGAATTGCTTTACTTGAAGCTAGAGAAGGTATTACTCAAACCAAAACAGATGGTGAAGATTTTAACCTAGGAAAAAGAATAGCATACGCAGCATGTGGTTCTCCTTTCTTAAAAATTCTTACTAATGCTGGTATTGAAAATACTTCTGATATTGTATTTAGTTTAAGACAAGCTAGATTGGATAAGGGAGAAAAAGGTCGTACATTTGGGTATGATATTAAAACAGAGACAGTAACAGATATGTTTGAAGCGGGGATTATTGATCCTATGAAAGTAGTTAGAACGGCTTTATCAAACGCAGTATCAGTTGCAGGAACTATTTTATTAACTGAGTGTGCAATTTATAACGAACCTAAAAAAGACAAAGATGATCAACAACAGTTTATGGGTTGAGAAATATCGTAGTCAAACATTAGATACATACGTGGGGAATGAAGGCATTAAAGCCTTCATCTCCAAATGTATCACAAAAAACGATATACCTCATTTATTACTTTATGGTAAAGCCGGAACCGGTAAAACCACTTTAGCTAAATTAATTACTAAAAACATCAAATGTGATGTAATGTACATTAACGCATCTGATGAAAGAGGTATTGATACTATTAGAGACAAAATTGTAGATTTTGCTTCTGTAAATAGTTTTAATCCAATTAAGGTTATTATATTAGATGAAGCTGATTATATAACATCTCAAGCTCAAGCAGCTTTACGTAATGTTATGGAAACATACTCAGCTAAAACTAGATTTATACTAACAGCAAACTATGCTGAACGTATAATTGAGCCATTAAAAAGTAGATGTCAAACATTTCATATTGAACCACCTGCTAAAGGTGAAGTGGCAAAACATGTAGCTGGAATACTAGATCAAGAAAATGTAACTTATGAATTACCAGCATTAGCTAGTATTGTAAAAACATATTATCCTGATATTAGAAAAATTATAAATGCTTCTCAACAATCTATTGATAGTAATAATAACTTAAATCCTGAAGGATTAATAGTAAATGCTGAGAATACTATAAACAGCATTATACAAGTTTTAAAATCATCAGATAAACAAAGTTGGGCAAATATACGTCAAATTGTAGTAAATGATGATGTAAATGATTTTATTCCCGTATTTACAGGATTATATGAAAGAGCAGCTGAATTTAGTAATTCACCAGCAGATGTATCAATCCATGCCGCTCAGTATATGTGGCAAAATAATTCAATAGCTGATCGTGAATTAAATTTTATGGCCTTTATATCACAACTTTTAAAAATTAAATAAATGAATCAAAAAGAATTAAACATGAATGTATCTTTAAAAGATACTTTACCTATTACTTGTGACGAGTGTGGTCATGAAGTGTTTATAGAAGGCGTTATGTTGCGCAAAATATCTCGTTTCGTAACAGGTACTGCTCAAGATGCTTTAATGCCAATACCCGTATTTACTTGCGCTAAATGTGGCCATGTAAATGACCATTTTATGCCTAAAGACAAAGAGTAATGACAGTTTGGGATTGGTTAAAACAAGTTACGTACATAAGGGAGCCTTGGGATAATTTTAGTGATGAAGACAAAGAAAGTTTTAATGTCTATATGCTTCACAAGGTTATCTCAATGCATGAACCTTATATTGAGTTAGCTAACTATTTACAAAAGTTTTGGTTATTAACACCAAAACAAATATATGAAATATATTGTAGTTATCTACCTAAAACCTCTATATTTGCTAAATACATTAAATCAAATCAACCAAAACCAAATCAAGAATTAGTTACTATATTAGCTAATCACTACCAGTTATCAACAAGAGAGATAAAATCTTATCTACATATATTAGATGAAAATCAAATAAAAGATATTCTTAGTAGTAGAGGAATAAATGAAGAAGAAATTCAAAAATTATTAGGTTATGAAAAAAATACCAAAACATCTAAAACCTCTACTAGAGCATAAGGTAGAAGAGATTAACTGGGAAACAGACAAAATTGTATCATACTCTCAGTTTTCAACTTGGAAACAATGTCCTCACAAATGGAAACTTCAGAATGTAGATAAACTAAAAAATCCTCCGAGTATTCATCTTATATTTGGAACAGCAATGCACACTGCTATACAACATTACTTAAAAATAATGTATGAGCAAAGCGGAGCGGCTGCTGATAGGGAGGATATAATTACTTTATTTGAAAATGCTCTTAGAGAAGAATATAAAAAAGGTTTTGAACAAAATAAACAAGTTCATTTTTCTAATCCCGAGGAAATGAATGAATTTTTTGAAGATGGAAAAACTATACTAGAGTACTTTAAAAAGAAAAAAGGAGGATATTTTTCAACTCGTAAAACACATCTTGTAGGGATAGAATTTCCTTTATCCTATGCACCACATGAAGATTATCCTAATGTAAAATTTAAAGGGTTTATTGACCTTATATTCTATAATGAAAATACAGAAAAATTATACATTTACGATATAAAAACTTCAACTCGTGGGTGGAAAGATCAAGATAAAAAAGATGAAACTAAAACATCTCAAATTCTACTTTATAAATCATACTTTAGTAAGATATTCAACTGGGATATAGATAAAATAGATGTTGAATTCTTTATTGTAAAACGAAAAATATGGGAAGAAAGTGATTTTCCTATTCCTCGAATTCAAGAATTTATCCCTCCATCAGGGACAAGAAAACGTTTGAATGCTACAGAAGCTTTTCGTACATTCATTGAAGATTGTTTCAATACAGAAGGTAAACCACAAGAAAAAGAATTTACAAAAATTGTAAGTCCATTATGTAAGTGGTGTCAATTTAATGATAAACCTTCTTTATGTGATAAGGTTAATCTTTTATAGAATAGTATATATTTATATTCAAATATTCAAATATATAACAATTATGGCAAGCAAGAATGAAAAATTAATTCTGACAAGTGTAAAAGTACACGATGAATTATTCGACGAGTTTAAAGTCGCTAGTATTAAAAACAAATTTAATTTACAAAAATTAACAAACAGAGCAATGCATCTTTATTTAACTGATGATGATTTCCGTAAACAATTACACAATCACACAGACCTAGTAATGAGTGGAAGTCTTTAAAGTTTAAAAACCGTTATGAAAGAAAATTACATCTCGCAAGAACAGCGTAAAAAAATCTTAATTTTATCGGATGACATTAGAACAACATCTGGGATCGCTACAATGACCCGTGAAATTGTTTTAGGAACTTGTCATCATTTTAATTGGGTGAACTTAGGAGCTACTATTAAACACCCTGATGAAGGTAAAAGAATAGATCTTAGTGCAGACTCAAACAAATTTAATGGAATTACAGATGCAAGTGTATTCCTTTATCCATCATCTGGATATGGTACTATTGAAAGAGTTAGAGAAATACTTAAAACAGAAAAACCAGATGCAATCATGTTATTTACAGACCCACGTTATTGGGAATGGTTATGGGTACATGAAAGAGAAATACGTTCTCAAGTTCCAATTTTATATCTTAACATTTGGGATTCCTTACCTTATCCATTGTATAATAAAGGTTATTACAATTCATGCGATTTATTGATGGCTATCTCAAAACAAACTGAAAACATTAACAGATCAGTATTAGGAGAAGATGCTAAAGATAAAGTTATTGGATATGTTCCTCATGGAATAAATGAAAATGTATTTTTCCCTATTGATAATAATCATGAAAAATGGGATGAATTACAACAATTCAAAAAACAATTATTTAACGGAAAAGAATATGAATTTACATTAATGTTCAACTCAAGAAACATTAGACGTAAATCATTCCCTGATACTTTATTAGCTTGGAAATTATTTGTAGATAGTTTACCTGAAGATAAAAAAGATAAAGTAGCATTTATTGCTCATACACAACCTGTAGATGAAAACGGTACTGATTTAAATGCTGTTATTGAAATGATTTGGGGAACAACACCACCAAATGTATTCATTACTGGTTTGAACAGATTTGTTCCTGAACAAATGAACTTATTATATAATTGCTCTGATGCTGGTATATTAATATCTTCAAATGAAGGATGGGGATTATCTTTAACTGAAGCTATGATGTGTGGTAAACCTATTATTGCTAACGCAACAGGAGGTATGCAAGATCAAATGCGTTTTGAAGATGAAAATGGAGATTGGATTGAATTTACAGAAGAATTTGGATCAAATCACTTTAAAAAATATGAAAAATGCGGAGAATGGGCATTTCCAGTATTCCCTAGTAATATGAGTTTAATTGGTTCTGTACCTACACCTTATATCTTTGATGATAGAGCAGATTTCAGAGATGCAGCAGCTCAAATTAAAGCAGTATATGAGTTAGGAACAGAAAACAGAAAAATTAAAGGAGAAGCAGCTCGTAAATGGGTTACATCAGATGAAGCTATGATGACATCTGAAAATATGGGTAAAAATGTTATTAGATACATAAATGAAACTTTAACAACATTCAAACCTAGAAAATCATACGATTTCTTCCAAATAAACGAACTACCAGCAAAACAAAACAAACATATAATTTCGTTATGAGTAAACCACTTTGCATAATAAGCAGCCCAGTAGATACATTTAGTGGATATGGAGCTAGATCACGTGATTTTATAAAATCCTTAATAAAAACTAAAGGAGAAGAATGGGATATTAAACTACTATCTCAAAGATGGGGACAAACTCCATTTGGTGCTTTAAACCCTGACATTGAAGATGAAGCAGATTTAAAAAATCGCATTATAGGACAAGTAACCATGCAACTCCCAGCAAGACCAGATGTGTGGATCCAAATATCAGTACCAAATGAATTCCAACCAGTAGGAAGTAAATATAATATTGGGGTAACAGCTGGTATTGAAACTACAATATGTGATCCTTCTTGGATTGATGGTTTAAATAAAATGGATTTAAATTTTGTATCGTCTGAACATTCAAAACAAGTATTCAAATCAAGTAAATTTGAACAAAAAAATCAAGTAGGACAGGTTATTAACATTATTGAATTAAAAAAACCTGTAGAAATTTTATTTGAAGGTGCTGATTTAAACAAATATTTTAAAACAACTGAGAAAAATAATTTCGATGTTTGTAAAGATTTAGATTCAATTAAAGAAAGCTTCTGTTATCTATTTGTAGGACATTGGTTACAAGGAGATTTTGGTGAAGATAGAAAAAATGTAGGTTATTTAATTAAAGCGTTTTTAGAAACATTTAAATATAAAAAAGTACAACCTGCTTTAGTATTAAAAGTATCTCAAGGAGCAACATCTATTTTAGATAGAGATAGAATTCTTAAAAAAATAGATGATATTAGAAAAACTGTTCATGGAGGTAAAAAAGCTAACATTTATTTAATACATGGTGATTTAACCGATGAAGAAATAAACGCTATTTATAATCACTCTAAAGTTAAAGCAATGGTTAATTTAACTAAAGGAGAAGGATTTGGAAGACCATTACTTGAATTTAGTATAGTAGGTAAACCTATTGTTGCTTCTGGTTGGAGTGGCCATTTAGATTTCTTACCTTCAGAGTATGCTGGATTAGTAGGAGGTACATTAAACAATGTTCATCAAAGTGCGCATGTTCAAAACACTATTCTATTAGAAAGCCAATGGTTCAAACCAGATGATAATCAAGTAGGACATGCCCTTACTGAAGTTTTTGACAAATATAAAACATATCAAGAAAAAGCAAAACGTTTAGCATTCAAAAACAAACAAGAATTTTCATTTGATAAAATGACAGAAAAGTTAGACGAATTGTTGAAACAATATATTCCTGAGTTTCCAAAACAAGTTGAAATTAAACTACCAAAATTAAAAAAGATAGAATAATATGAACGATAATTTAGTAAAATGTCCTCATTGTGAAGCCGAAATGTGTTATGAATACCCTAACCCACAATATATCCAATGGATGTGTTTTAACTGTGGGTATGGTAGTACATCACATATGGTTAAAGATAGTGACTTTGTAAAATCATCTAAAGAAGTATTACCTGAATTAATTAAAGATTTAGAATTTACAGATAAAAATGATTTTGTATGGTACCCAAGCACCATTAATATACCAGAAAAAGGAATATTATTTCCTAATGGAAGTAATAAAGATAATTGGATGTGGGCTGTTGCTCCGTTAACTCTTATCACAAAGGAAGAAAAATCTCGTTTTCCTAAAAAACAAACACATAAAGTTGATTTGAGTAACATGCAATATTTTCCTAAAGAAGAATTTGCAAGAGCAGTTACTACTTTAAACGAGTTATAAAAATGAAAATAAGTTATGCAATAACAGTTTGTAATGAGTTGGAGGAAATAAAACATTTAGTAAGTTTCCTCCTACTACACAAACGTGAAGAGGATGAAGTATTTATTCTATTTGATGATAAAGGTACTAAAGAAGTTTGAGAATATTTAATTAAAATAGAAGAAAGATTAACTCTATTACAT